CACCGAGCTCGAGTTTCTGCATGACCGCGAACGTCGAATAGCCGGAGGTATCGTTCCCCTCGTCGTCGGGCTTCCAGAGCCCGGCGTAGACCGTGTCGGCCAGGCGCTCGATGAACGCAGCGTCGAGCGAGGGCTCCTTCGCCATGAAGGGCGCAAAGACCTCGCGGACACCGACGCCGTACTTGTGCGTGAGGTAGTAGAACGCGGCCATCCCATAGCGGAGCTCGAGCTCCTCGCCCCCGAGCTTCAGCGTGACGCTCTCCTCTTTGATATCCGAATCCATCCGGTTTCTCCTTTCTCTGGAATCCACAGGGCGCCGGCTCTCTCTGCCGGCGCCCGTCTCTACTAGAACGACAGGCTCACGAGGTCGGGCGTGCAGGCGACGCCGTTCGCGTCCTTGACCTCCTCGGTGACCGCCGCGATGACGGTGCCCGAACGCGAGGCTTCCACCCTCCTCGGCGCCGCCCTCGGAGACGAGGATCGTCTTCCCAAGGACGGCGGAGGCCTCCGCCATGCTGAAGGTGCCCCCGCTCGCCTTCGTGAAGGTGAACGCGATGCCCGTCCCCGACTTGGCGATCGCGCAGCTAAGCGCGCTCGTGTCGGCGTTCGGCGTGAGCATGGGCTGGCTGAAGAAGTTCGTGAGAACCGCGGCCGGGACCCGGGTGTCGTCGGTCCGGCAGGCGAAGTGGTAGCTCTTCGTCGCGAAGAGGTCGGCGAACTCGCCTGCGAGCGTGATGACCTGGTTCTTGATGCTGTCGGCCTTGGTATCGCCCCCGAAGTCCGGCTTCGCGAACTTGCCCTTGAAGAGCCAGTGGTAGAGGAAGACCTGATTGTTGCCGAGGTCGTTGCCGAGCAACAGCTGCTTGAAGCCGACCGCCACGTAGGGCGGCTGATCGAGGCTCGACTCGACGTACTGTCCGTTAACCAGGGACAGGCCGAGAATATCGGCGAGGCCATCGGGCAGAATGTCGATGAGCTCCAAGCTCACCTGCTTCTTGCCGACCGAAGCCCCGACGGCCGCGACCACGTCGTCGCCGTAGATCGAGGTCACCTGGCCGCCAACCTTGACCTGCAGCTTGGCGAGGCCGGAAAGCTTCTTGACGGCGCCATACACCGGCGTTCCGCCGAGAACGTCGCTCGACTCCGTCAGAATCGCGTAGACGAGATCCTGAACACCTATCGGCGGGCGAATAACGAGAGGACCGACTGCTCCACTCATTGTGTTCCTCCACTACTCGAGATCGCTCGCAACAACTGTGCGGCGGAATTCCATGTGCAAATGCCGGACGAACTCAGAGGAGTCCGGCACATCCTTGCTTTTCCCCGAGAAAAGAAGCGGCCGCATGATGGCGGCGACCGCCCTGCCGATCTGCGTCGTCGTCGGCAGCGCCGCGTCGGCCTTCGTGTAGGCTTCAATCGAATAGACGATTTCGCTGGCGTTCGGTAGGTCGTCGAAAAAGAGCGTGTCGCTCTCGCTCGACTTAAGGAGGATGACGAGCGGAAAACTCGTTTTCTCTTCGGGGTCGTAGTCGATGACGTGGCCCGACCCGATGAGGGAGGTGAGCGCAGAGTCCGCGCAGAGAAGCCCGTAGAGCCACGCCTTAGTCGGAAGCATCGCTCACCCCCATGCCGGCCGTAGCACCCTCGACGCCGACCGAGACATCGCGGCCCGCGATGCCGTCTATGAGAAGCTGCCGGATCCGGTCCTTGTTTTTTTCGATAGCCGGCCCCAGCCACGGCCGCGCCGCCATCTTCGAGGTTCCATACTCAAGGTACGAGCCGTAGGGCGGATCCGTGATTGTTGAGCCCACGCGCCCGACGACCTGCGCGCCGTCCTGCGCGATGTCGTGCGTGATGCTGCGCCTGAGCATTCCAGCATCCACGGCCGGCGCCTCTCCGGGGGCCGAAGCTCGGTGCTCGATGTCGTGATGCTTGCCCCGGTAGTACACTCTCCCGCTCGCGGGGCTCTCGGTGATGAGCTCTTTCGCCTCTGACTCGACAAGGAGACAAGCTTTCGTCACGGCGTTGTAGATGCCACTGTGCGCTCCCGTGCGGCGCGCTTCGAGCTTCGCCTTCATGGCCTCGATCTGAGCCTTGATATCGGAGCGGGGATCGCTCATGAGTCCTCCCCCTGCACCGGCACGAGGAGGGCCTCGGTGTAGTGCGACCAGCCGTTCGCCGCGAAGATGTCGTAGTACCGCGTGACGCCGTCTGCGTCCTCCGTGACAGCCGCGCGGCTAGTGATTGCGACACTCGGAACGCGTGGTCCGAATAGCTCCTTCGTGTTCTCCTTGCGGTCGCCGAGCTCCCACAGCTCGATCTCGGCTTCGTTCAGGTTGTGCGGCTGCACATCTGCCCGGAATGTTGCCGCGGGCGCGATGGCGGGATTCTGCTTGTAGCCCCAGGTCTTTATGATCGTGCCCTCGCTGTTGGGGGTAAGAACGGGCACATAGATACTCACGGTCGCGTTCTTACGCATCGGGGCGCTCCTTCAAAGACGGCCCCCTCGCCTGAGGGCGCGAAGGAGCATGGACGCGCTCCGCGGTTCGGGGGCCTGAGTTTTTAATTTTCTCAGGGGCCCGGATCATCTTGTCGCACTGATTCTTCTGCATCACGCCACCGCCGTGCGCTTGAACGGCGAGAGCATGTCGAGCACGGTTTGACTTAAGCCTGCATCTGCGCGGAAGGTATCTTTGACCTTCCCCTCGTTGTGATCCTGCATGCCCACGCCGCCTGATTCGAGGATGTTGAAAGCCTCGCACGTCGCTTGGATCGCGGCCTGCGCAAGGCTGTCGGGGAGGCTTCCCGGATCGTCTTCTTCGTAGTCCGGGTCGCCGGGAAGATGCCAGCCGCCGACATACGAAACGAGGATCGAGTGGAAGCCCGCGACGGGATCGTTCTCAAGGCCGCGCGTGTACCAGTTGCCACACCAGCCCACCCCCCGGTACACGAGACCCGCGGCGTCGTTGTCCGGGTCGGCCCCTACGGGCTCGAAGTCAGGGATCGCGATGCCGTCGATCGTAATCGAGGAGATGGACTGGATGGGCTGGGCGCCTAGCTGCAAAAGCTGGCGGTTGTTGACCGCGTGCCGCTCGCCGACGTACGACGTCCAGACCGGGTTATAGTTGAGCTCCTGCCTGATCTGTCCGCTCACGCGCCTACCCAAGAGCGCGAGCTTCGCATCCTGCGAGGTATCAGCTATATCGAGGAGCGTCTTGACGTCGGCGAGCAGGCACAAGTTCATTTAGTCCGCCCCGTACAGCGTCTCGCCCTCGAGATGCGGGTCCTCGGCGTAGTCACCCAGGACGAGCTCGCCTGAAACGAGGTTGGCCGGCGCGGTGCCGCCCGTATAGGTGGGCGTGATGACCACGCGGATGTACCGGCCCGCGCCCGAGAGCGCGATGAGGTACTCGGAGAGGCCGGCCGCGAGGGCCGAGAGCGAGGACTCGAGCGTCGCGAAGGTCGTGGCGTCGGCGAGCGCCGGGTCCTCGCCGCTCTGGATGATGACGGCGAAGGCCGCGGCGCTCGGGCCGCCCGAAGCCGCCGCGCGCTCGAGGACGAGCTTCGCGCTGCCCGCGCCCAGGCGGTCGATGATCGAGCCGTCAACGGCCGCGGCGCCGCTCAGGGACTGCGGGGGAAAAGCGCCGAGGCCGGCGGAAGACTTGCCGGCGTACACGCGCTGTCGGAAACTGGAAACCATCGTGGTTACCTCCAAAAGCTAGGGGTGACTGGGCGGGGCCGTTCGGGGCCCCGCCCAGGAAGCCTGCCTGTTACGCCGCCTTGTACTGCCCGTAGACGACGGCCACGGGCTGCCGGGACGAGAAGTCGTGCTCGGCGATGACGCGGATGAGCGTGAGGTCCTGGTCGAAGGCCGAGACCGTCTCGCCGTCGCGCGTGAACGTGCCTTCCCGGGAGAGCTCGAGCGACAGGTCGTAGGAGACGCCCCAGAGCATCAGGGAGAAGTCCGCGATCCAGTAGTCGGACCAGGCGTTGGCCGAATCCTTCTGAACGGTCGCCGAGCTCACGAACGGGTAGCCGTTCAGCGTCTTGTTGCGCAGCATCTCGTCCGCCCAGGCCCAGGGGCCGGCGGCGAAGGCCTGCTTGAGGATCCAGCTCTTGCCGATCGGGCTAAACAGCCACGACACGTTGTTCATGGGCACGTTCGCCTGCTCGAGGAGCGCGACCATGTCGATCGGCATACCCTTGTCGATCGCGGTCGTCTCGCTGCCGATGGTCTGGATGCCGGAGATCTTCTTAAGCCCCCGGGGCGTGAACTCGGTCCCGGAGCCGTAGAGGAAGGCCTTGTCCAGGGCGATCCTGGACACCGTCTGGAGGTCCTGGGAGACCCAGGCGTCGAGCCCGACGACGTTCTGCCTGAGGAGGGTGTTCGAGATCGCCGTCATGGCCTTGAGCTTCTTCGAGCGCAGGTTCACGGCGGAGAAGACGGGATCGGTCTCCTCTGACTTCTCGGTCTCGCCGACCCAGTCCACGACGCTTGTCGCGTCCATCTTCGGCAGGGAGAAGTTGCCGTTCGGCATCGGCACGCGCGTGATCCCCAGCTTGTCGAGGATCGTGTTCGCGTACAGAAACTTGATGTAGTCCGGCAGGAGGATCTGCGGGATCCCGAAGCCGCCGGCGGAGGGAAGGCCCGCAGTCAGGTCCTTCTGCATGATCCCGTGCAGGGCCTTCGACTCGGGGAAGAGCTTCTTCGCGCAGTCGAAGATGAGGTCCTTCTGCACGTTCTTGATGTTCGTCGCCTTCTTCTCTTCCATGGCCTTAAGCCCGGAGACGATCATCTGCCCGATGATGGCGACGGGGGTGGG